GCTTATAAAGAATTATTACCTGCAGGTGGACCCGTACGAACACAAACGGTAGGATTTCCATCTCCAGACAAAGACCAACAAGCTATTCGTGTAAAAGATTACATGAACTATCAGATTACTCAAGAGATGCCAGAATACTTTCCAGACCTTGATCAAATGTTATTTCAGTTACCATTAGTAGGTCACACATTTAAAAAGATTTGGTGGGATGCGAACTTAGAAAGACAATGTTCTCAATTCGTGAAAGCAGAAGATTTTATTGTATCGCCAGAAAGTAAAGATTTATACACCTCATCTAGATATACTCATGTAATTAGAATGCCACGAAACGATTTTAACAAATATGTTAAGAGTGGGTATTATCTGCCAAGCAAATATATGTCAGACGATATTGACCCAAGTGGAGATATTGGAAGTGAGATAGAAGGCGTTGACCCTTACAATTCAGATTCAACTGATGAAGTTATGACATTGTTAGAGATGCATTGTTACCAAACATTTGATGGTATAGATGGTGCAGAAGATGACGATGAAGATAATGTTATAGCTTTACCTTATGTAGTTACAATTGATTATGATTCAGAAACTATAGTAAGCATAAGACGTAATTGGAATGAAGAAGATGAAAAGCAAAAAAAGAGAGATTGGTTTGTAAGTTATAAGTTTCTACCAGGAACTGGATTTTATGGTTTTGGTTTATATCATATGATTGGTGGATTAGGTAAAGCGGCTACTGGATCACTTAGAGCATTATTGGATAGTGCGGCTTTTGCTAATATGCAAGGTGGTTTTAAACTAAAAGGCAGAGTTACTGGAGGTGAGATGCAAATCAACCCAGGAGAGTTTGCTGATCTAGATGCTACAGTAGATGATGTAAACAAAGCTATTATGCCACTACCATTCAAAGAGCCATCGCAAACCTTGTTCAATCTTATGACTGCCATAACAGATGCAGGAAGAAGATTTGCTAGTACTGCAGACCTAAATGTAGGTGATGTAAATCCAAACGCTCCCGTTGGAAGTACAGTCGCACTGATTGAGCAAGGTAGTAAATCATTTAGTGCTATACACAAAAGATTACATTATTCACAAGGACAAGAGTTTAAATTACTAGCTAAGTTAAATGCAGAATATTTACCAGAAAGTTTTGAATTTGCACAAAGTGGAGTGACAACTACAGTTTACGCAAAAGACTTTGATGAGCAAATAGATGTAATACCAGTCAGTGACCCTAATATATTCAGCACTGCACAAAGAATTGCACAAGCTCAAGCAGTATTGCAAATGTCACAATCAGCACCTCAACTGCACGATCAATATGAGGCGTACAAAAGAATGTACGAAGCTATTAGAATTAACAATATAGATGAGATACTAAAGAAACCAGAAGAAGCATCTAAACTTGATCCTATTAGTGAAAACATGAGTTTGATGTATGGCAAGCCTATAAGAGCATTTCCAGAACAAGACCATGACAGTCACATAGCAGTACATATGCAGTTTATAAGTGACCCATCACTAGCTGGGAATCCAGGTGCTAGATCAATGCAACCATTATTAATTGCACATATAGCAGAACATATAGCGTTATTGTACAGGCAGCGGATGCAAACAAGTATCAATATGTCCTTACCAGGAATGCCAGATATTCGTGATCCTAAGTTTAAGTTTGAGGATATTGATCCAGCACTTGATATGGCTATAAGTCAAAGAGCGGCAGAAGTTGTAAAACAAGCACCACAAATGGAAGCTATTAAACCACTTGTAGCAATGTCTCAACAACAACAAGCACAAAACCCTCTACAATATGCACAAGAACTTGCTAAACTAGAGGCAGAGGCGTTGAAAGCTAGAACACAAGTACAGATACAAGCTGATCAAGCTAAAGCACAACAGAAACTAGCAATCAATGAAGCAGAAGCTAAACAAGATATGCAAATAGAACAAGCTAAGTTACAACAAGAATTACAAGCAAAAGTAGCAAAGCTAGAATTAGAACTACAATTAGAACGAGAAAAAAACGCTATTAAACTACAAAAGGAGCTAAGATAATGCCAATAGTTATAACACCAACAGGACAATTCATTGATTCTGTAACTGGAAACCCAGTAGACTTACCACCACAAAGACCAGACTTACCAATGAGAGAAATGACTGGATCAGCACTTACTGCAGATGAAATGCAATCAGATATAGGTCGCAGAACTGGTGCAGCTATGACTGACATAGAAAAAGTACAAATGTTAATGGATATGGGATTAGACCAAAGGACTGCAATAGAAGCAGTTGCTATGGAAAAAGATATGCCACCAATCGATCCAAGACAATTTAGTGGTCAACAACCAGCACCACAACAAATGCCACAACCTATGCCTCAACAACCACAACAAATGGCTAATCCAGGCATGGGTTCATTAAGTGGAGTTCCATCTGGCATGGAAAGACCAATGGCTATGCCAACACCAAGACCAGAAGATTTAATGATGAGACAAATGCAAGATGGTAGAGATAGAACATTTAATCCTAGAGATGCAATCAATCCTTATAATGCTCCTAATACATAAGAGGTAACTATGGCTGAAAGACTTGGAGCATTAGGAAATCTAAGTAGAGATGAGTTTGATAAGTTATCTTTAGGAGTACAAGATCAAAATAAAGGACTAAATGTCTTTGGTTACAATGTCACACCCAGTAATATTCTAAGTGCTGGAGTTGGTATGGCTTCTGGTCTTTCAACACCTTTGGCAATTGGCAGTGCAATTGGTAACTATCAGTCAGAAGAAGCCGCTAATAAATTATTAGGTAATCCAACAAACTATATGAATAATATAAAGCAACCAGGAAACCCAAACTCTGCAGTACAGAATGTAAGATCAAGAGCAGATTTAAATAAAGATGGTAGAGTTACAAACTATGAGATGAACCAATTTGGTCAAAAAGTACCTGGCTTGGATTTAGCTCCTATGTACACTGGTGGAGTTCCAAGCGTAATGGTTAAGGGTACTTCTGGTGACAAAACTATGCCATTAGGTGCTAAAGCAAATCCTTACAGTAGTCGTTCTTTTCAAAACCAAATGGAAAGTATAAAAGGGTCAGCATTAGAGGGAACAGTTGCTCAAAGTGCGATAGATGATAATATGAAGTCAACTGCAGATTATGCTGGCGATGCTATCAGACAAACTAACGTAATAGGCATGAAAGGATACGATCCTAATTTTGCCAAAGCCGCTCGTAGAGAAAGTCAAGAGGCATCTGGAACTAGTGGTGAGGGAACTTATATTTGTACTGCACTCTATGAAATGGGTGAAATGAAAAAATATATCTACAAATATGATCAAGTATATGGAAAGAGAGTTGACCCAAACGTATATCGTGGATATTGTTTATGGGGTAAGTATGTAGCTACAAAACTAAGACATAAAGGCTTTACATATAAAATAGCTAAACCATTAGCACTAGCTTGGGCAAAACAAATGGCTTTTGACTTATCGAAAGGTAGATATGGCAAGAACAACAAAGTTGTAAAGGTTGTAAGTAAAATAGGCGAAGGTATATGTTATGCACTTGGTCTTGTTGCAAATATTAAAATTAAAAAAGGAGTAAGATATGGCTGATATTAACGTAGAGAATATGGAAGAGAATGCTGAACTCTTTATGGCTAAGATGGGTTTTGCACATGATACAGAAGGTCTAGAGCTTTCAGATGATCAGTTAGTTAACTTTCTATTACTATGTTATCAAGGTATGGTTCTTCCAGACGAAGAAGAAGAGATGGAAGAAGAGCATATGGATGGTGACATGAAGGTCAAAGTAATGAAAGTAGATAGTGGCGATATGCATAGTGTCATGGATCAGATACTTGGTCATGGCTCACCAAAGATAGGAATGTAATCATGCCTGGAAAATACTCACCTAAACAAATGAAGATTGCTAAAATGTCAAAGCCTAAAAATAAATTGACTGGTGCTGATTTTAAAAAGTTAGCTATGTTAAAAAAGAAAAAGAAGTCTAAAACAAAGAAGGTTTAGATGGCAACTGCACCAATCAAACTTATAAAAAAGTTTCTTACTGATAACTTTAAGCCATTATTTACAGACAATGAGCTTGGAGCTTTAGGTAATATTATGACTGACACTCAACTCAAAAATGAGTTTGGTGCATTACCTAAATTTGAGATCACTGGTGAAGATATAAGAAGTGTAGGTGCTGACAAATATAGATTAAAAGATTTCCTATATGAAAGTCCACTACCATTTCAAATGGACTACTCAACACTTAGAGGTGCACAAAGAGACCCACTAAAAGACTTTTCTATGAGAGGTCAAGTTGGAGCAATCCAACAAAATCCAACATTAGCCAAAGATGCTTCTATGCTACAAGGAAAAACTATTGTTCCATTAGTAGGGGATAGATCAAGTAGAGATGTAATAATTACTGGCATAGGTGATGTAGAATTTAAAAACCCAGTAAGGACTAGTGGGGGTATCCAATTCATGGATGACAAAAATCAAAGTTGGGCATCAATGATGTCAGTAATGAAGGATATTAATAAGACTGTAGAGACAGTAGAACAGATGGGTGGTAAGCCAGTTGGCATGACTGTCACTATGGGTGCAGAGGGTGGAGACTTTTCTTTAGACACTGCAAATCTAATTCTTGAAACTCTTAAAGGAAAAGACTTACCTAAAAGCACACTCGATGAGATGACTGAAGCTATTCGTAATCAAGTAAAGAAAGGTAAAAAGCCATTCGCTAACATACCAAATCTTAACAATATGAAAGAATTTGAAAGTTATTTCAAAGGCTTAGTAGGGTCACCTAGATCAAATTTAGTTAAAGCGTTTGATAATGCACAAGTGCAAGACTTAGGCGGCCCGAAAGTGGGTCAAATAAGAATAGCTTTAACAAATCCAGGATTGATAGCTGAAGACTTTTTAGGCATGGGTACTAGATTTACTGACATAAAATCAGGAATGACTAAAAGCACACATCCATCTTATGATACCAAAATATCGAAAGCACCAGATGCAGAGGTGTTTACATTTGGTCGAGGCATACCTAGAAACATAATGCTTAGAGAGCCTATGAAACAAGTTAGAGCAGAAGGTAAAGGATTTGGTGCATTAAAACCAATGCCTGCTGATCAAAGAAAACTACAAATGAATCTTCCAGTTCAACCAGTTGACCAACAACTTATTGACGAAGCATCTAAGTATTTAGAAATACAAAAGAAATATAGGCGATAAAGAAGCATACGAATATGCACAGAAACTAATCCCAGCTACATAGGAGTTGTTATGGCAGAGAAGAAGAAAGCTAAGAAAAAAGGGTCAGTACCAACTAATAAGGCGTTGTATGCAAGAGTAAAAGCAGAAGCAAAGCGTAAGTTCGATGTTTATCCCTCCGCTTATGCAAATGCCTGGCTTGTTAAGACATATAAGAAGCGTGGTGGAGGCTATAGGTCAGCATAATGGCAAAGACTAGTGGTGGACTTACAAAGTGGTTTAAAGAAGATTGGGTAGATATTGGCTCTAAGAAAAAGGGTGGAGGCTATGCCAAGTGTGGTAGAACAAAACAAAAGAAAGATTCTAAAAGGAAATACCCTAAGTGTGTACCTAGAGCAAAAGCAAACGCTATGTCAAAAGGGCAAATCAAGTCTGCAGTAAAAAGAAAAAGAGCAAGTCCTATGAGTAAAGTAAAAACAATAGTTAAAAGGAAGAATAAAAATGGCAAAAAAAGCAGTTGAAGCACCAAAAGGTTTTCATTGGATGAAA